CGACGCCTAACGAGCTGTTGCAGGAGATGCTGGATCTGGATGCCGGCGGCGAGAAGCAGCACCTGCCGCAGAATGACGCGATGTTCTGGGGCGACACGCTGGAGCCAACCATTCTGCGGGAGGCGGCCAACCGCCTCTCGCTCACCGATGTCGATGTCGATATCAATGTGCCATTCCAGCACAAGGATCTGCCACTGGCCGCGTCGCTTGATGGCAAGGCCACCGGCACCGGGCTGCTGAAGGCAGATCCGGAGCGCAACATCTACATGCCGCAGGGCGGCACGATAGAGGCATCAGGCAAGGTCGGGGTGCTGGAGGCCAAGGTCACATCCTCAATGCCCTCAGAACGGCCCCTGTGGAGCCGTGGGCCGCTTCAACTACAGGCACAGCTCATGTGCTACCCCGAAGCGGCTTGGGGCTGTGTGGCGACGTTGTATCAAGGCACAGCCCTGTATCTGTATCTGTACCGCCCGGACCCGGTCGTGCAGATGCAGATACGCGATGCCGTCCTCGACTTCGAGCGTCGCAGGAAAGAGCGCGACTACTACCCGGCCTACTCTCCGGGCGATGCTGGCATCGTCTACAGCTCTGTGTCGCCGCAGGATCCACCAGTCGAGATCGACCCGGATGCTGACGCCGACGCGCAGATCGCACTGGAGCAGCTCGTGCTGGCACAGCGCAACAAGGCGGCGGCTGAAGAGGATATCAACGACGCCACCACCACACTGATGGAACACATTGGCAACGCGCCCGGCGCTTATGGGCTGGTCGGCAACTCCAAGTATTTCATCAAGTGGCCGAGCCGCACCTACAAGGCACAGCCTGAGAGGGTGGTGCCGGCAAAGCCTGAGCGCACGATGCGTAGCAAGACACTGACCGTCAAGGAGATCGATTAATGCAGACCCTCACACCACAACAGCAGCGTGTCTATGACACTATCGCCAAGCACCAGCAGGACCACGGCTACACGCCCACCCTGCGCACCATAGGCGAGGAAATGGGCATCAGCCAGTTCACCGTCAGGGTGCATCTCGAAAAGGTCATACAGAAAGATAGGGCTAGACGTGTTGGCACGCGGCACATAGAGTTGAATTGATCCGGTAGGATCGTTTCCTCCACGACTGACCCGGTGGCTTGAAACCACCGGGTCTTTTTTTATTTCTTTTCTTTGATGCTGGATGCCAAGCCGCCACCAAAGTAGAAGCCGACGATGCCAAGCATGATCTCACCAAGCCACATCGACGACGCAAAGTCTTTCGCCGCCTCGACGTTGGCCATATCGATCACGCCATACAGCGCGCCGACAACACCGTTCGCCATAATGAACAGGAACATCGCCGTGAACATCAGCGCGATGTACCGCTGCGCCAACTTGAATGGCTGGTAAGCCGCCAGCAGATCTGTCTTCGCCTTGCTCTTTGCCGCGACCTCTTCCTCGGTAGTCACAACCATATCATCAATCAGGCTCATGCCCTGTTGGATGACATCCTTGCTTCCGAGGATCTTTGCCAATACTGCAAACATCATTTCACCTCTTGGTCTGTTGGGAAGCACAGCATTTCCTGATTAACAGGCATGCGCTCTTCCCAGTGGATCTTAGTGCCGGCCACATGACAGCCGGCCATAGTATCGTGGCGCGACAACACCTCAACCGAGATGTCGCCATCGACAGCAACGACCAGCAACAGCAGCCACGTCATCAGTACGACCAGACGTTGGGCCGGGGGCCACCCTTGAACGTGTCGATGTGCAGGAACCTGCCGGACCCCTTCTGCGCCACGCCAATGCCGGTGAAGCCGTGCTTCATTGCCAGCCCCATCAGCTCGTAGCAGTCCTGCCCGGACACTGCGATGTCCACGGCAATGCCCCGCGCGTGTGTGCCGGGCTGTGCCTTGCTGGCTTCGATGCTGTGCTGTGGTGAGCGGTAGCCGCTGGTGATTGCCATTGGCTTGCCGTACTCCTCACGCAGTGCCTGAAGCCGGCGCATGAAGTCTGCCGTCATCTTGCACTCGCCAGTCTCGCTGCACCGCAGCTCGGCCTCGCTGAAGTTGGGATATTTAGACCAATCCATTCCGCGTCTCCATTATTATCTCGACGGCCTTCTGCCAACTCTCGGCCTCAATGTCGGGCCGCTCAAAAAATCCCGGCTGTCGCCGCTGGCTTAATTGATTGACGCAGCACGCCGCCTGAAAATGTACCTTCCGCTGGTCTATCGCGCAATGCGCCAAGATATCGAATTGGTCCAGCGTTGGCAGCACCTTCTTGAAGCGACCGCAGCCGTTCTGAAACTGATATGCGTTGCGCCGCTGCTCTCTAATCCGCAGGTTGCCGCTCTTCACCTGCACACGCATGAACGTGTCGCCCTCATTATTCCACGCGACCAAATCCACTGCATCCTGCTGCGCCGGTGAGACGCGCCAGCCAAGGCCGAGGATTGCAGCCGCCGTGATGTACTCCCCCATCAAGCCGGTCGTCGTGGCGGATCCTGTCACAGCCTGCCTTGCTCATGCAGTATCAGAAGCACCAACCCGGTCAGGACCGCCAGACAGCCGACGATAAACGCCGCGATGATGGAGCCGTCGATAATCTTGCGGCGCTTCTCTGCGGCTGCGATCTCTGCCTCACGTCTGGCCACCCGCGCCTTTGCCTGAAATTTTTGCCAGTCATGCCACAGCCCCGGCCTGCCGGCGTAGATCATGATCTGCTTCAACTCGTCTTCCTGCTGCCGGATCTTCTCCAGCGCCAGAAATTCTTCAAGGTCAGAGCCGCCGCCCTTCTTCTGCGCCTTGCGTTGCAGGCTTTCCTTTGCGCCCACAAACTGCGCGACCGCCGACGCAGCGTCAGCGATCTCCTTGCCATTGCTGATGGCAGTCTTCAAAATTCCGAAGGCCGCGTTGGCTGCGGCAATTTCGGCCAGCACTAGCGCCTCGTCACAAGGACAAGGATCGCGATGAGCAGGCCGACCTGTAATAGGTCAATCAGCGGTATCGCCACCATCATATCGCCCCGTCAGTTTCTTGATCGTTTCGGTTTCCCAAATTCGGATCAGCACCCAGACGCCGGTAAACAGCGCCACAATATTCGGAGCCATATCAAAGTAGGCCGCAGCGGTCCCAGTTCCGGCGGCCACATCAACTAGAATTTTCTGTTCTTCTGGCATCACGCAAACCCCCTCGCTGGCGTTGCTGGCGGTGTAATCGTGTGACCACCATCCTCAAGATGCTGAATGAGAGTGTCGGCTTTGTCTGACAGCTTGCGGAGGTTAGCGTGGTAGCCCGGCACAGCCGCCATCTCAGGGTACTCGTTGCCCTCGTCGTCAGTCAGCGTGTTGCCTGTCGGCGCATAGATGCTGCCAATCTCGTCCACCCGCACCCAGCTTGTGGCCCTGATGACATCATTGTCGTCTTCATCCTGCGTGATGATGCTGTGAGGATACACCGTCTCGCTGCCGGTCACATTGCCGTCATCGTCATAGGTGTCGCGTGTCTCGCTTGGCCCTTTCAGTGCTGCAATCAAAGCGGCTCGGTCAGCTACCTTGATGTACCAGTCAACCTGAGGCGGCGGGGTGTTGTCGAGGTCATCAGTCATCGCACATATTCTTCAGCTTTGTTTCATCATTCATAGCTATCGGGAAATATTGCAGACGCTTAATATGGCCTGACATAATCCCAGTATTAGAGCCGCCAATCAGGCAGTTGCCTATGTCAAGCGTATCCACAGACACATCTATGTCATTTACATGCCCGTCATCTGCAAAGCTGTCCGCTGTAGCAACAGAGCAAAACGTGTCGCTTGCCCTTTGCTCATAGGATGCCGCAACTATGTCAAACGCAGGGGTGATTGTTGGGTTGGCCATAGTATTAAAATTGCTAGAGTCTCGAACCATTGAGTCTATTGTTGTTGTGCTTTGCAGCCTCAAGCCCCAGCCTGTAGATGATGCGCCGCCACGGCTGAACCACCAAGGGCCACGGCTGTTAGTTTCCTGCGTATCAAACGCAACAACCATAGTGCCTTGGTCTGGCCTGTACTGCTCGAATGGATAGAGTTCTCGGACGCTTATGTTGTCAACCACATACTCGTCTGTGTCAGCAAACGTGCTTCTGCGGCTAATAGCAATTTGTGTGGATGTTGTTGTGGCAGTGAAGTCGAAACTAACTGTGCTACTGCCTGACGTTATATTGGCACTGCCAAGCCCACCCGAAAATGAACCAGAGTAAGCAACCAAGTTCACTCCATCACCAGAGTTCACCGTAAAATCTGCTGAAGCCCTGTATCTCCGCCCGATGACTGTTGGGGTTCTTTGTGTATCTTGATACAGCAAAGCGGAACCTGTGGCAGTGGAGCATGTCAAAGTTGCGCCGGATGAAGAAATAGAAGCAGTGACGCCAGCAGAAGAGCTTAATGTCCACCCGCTCGTGTCAGTGTCAAACGTGCCGTTGGTCACCAACTCAGTGCCGCCGGTCGTCGGCCCCATCACCGCGACATCTGCGTTGCGGGTGGCAGTGCTGCCGGTGGTCTGGATGTAGCTGGTGGGGAAGGAGCCTTCTTCTAGCTGCGCACCCCAGACAAAGCATGTGTCTGTGCCAAAGTCGGTAAAGAAAAACCTATGCCGCAACGATGTGCCAGTGTTGGTCGTTGTTGTAACTCGCAGCCTATACCAACCATTGCCAAAATCTTCGACAGAGCCTGATGTGTTGGTAAAGTCACCATCGTCATTTGTGCTGCTTACAGAACCATCTGTAATGTCAAAAACAACTCGTCCACGATTGGTGCTGTTGCCGTCATCAATCGTCAACGTAATGTTTTGTTCATCGCCTGTTTTGGCAAAAAGAGTGGCGGTGTAAGTTTTAGCAGAAGCTGCTTTTGTAAACGAGTCTGACAAAATTGCGTTTGTACTGGTCGCCACAAGTTTTGTGCCTGTGGTAGTGCCATCAGGAGCAAGGACATCATTCCCTGTAACAGTCACCCCAGAGCCACTCCAAGATGCCGCGCTAAAGTCCTCGCTGTCATCAACAAGATTAGTCCGCGCCTCCTCAATCAGCAGCCCCTTCGGCGTGGCTCCCTCGCCGTAGTACGGCGCACCCTCAGTGCGGTGGTAGATGCTGGCCGTGCTGCCGACCTCTAGCTGTGCGCCATAGTAATACAAGCCGTAGTCCGGTGAGGCCAAGTCGTTATAGAGATAAGCAAGTATCCAAGTCGTCGGGCTAAAGGTTGCAATGGTGTCAGTGATTGAGCATCTAAACCAGCCATTGCCTACATCCTCAATAGTCGCGTCATCCAGCAGACTGTCTTGTTCTTCAATAACGCCAGTGTCTACGTTGAACCTAGCGTTTCTAAAATCATTGTTAGGTGAGCGTAGCTCTAGCTTTTGCCCACTGAATTGCTTGGCGTATATAGACAGAGTGTACTGCTTGCCTTCGGTTAAATACTGTTGCCAGTTAGTTGCAGAGAACGCGTAAATGTAGCTTGAGCCGCCAACAGCACTCTCCAGATGCAGATAAACGCCGTCTGTTCCCCCAAAGGGGTTTTCGACAGAAGACTGTTCAGCAATAGTGGAGCGACCAAGGCCATAATAAGTGCCGTCATCAAGGTCTGTGGTCTCAAGCAAGTTCTGCTCCTGCGCCGCCGACATGAACCACGAAGGGTCGTGGTCGAGCCGTGCCGCATAGGCCGCGCTGCCTTCGGTTTTGATGTAGGGGTTGCCTACCGGCAGGGTGGTGTGTTGGGAGAGTTGCGCACCCCAGACAAAAATTCCTGACGAGCCATCACCAGTTGCAACAATGAATGTGCTGGTGCTTTCTGCAAGATAAACGACACCCCAAGCTGTTGCGCTTGAACCTATGATGCCGCTAACCGCAACCCTATACCAACCATTGCCAGCGTCAGTTACGCTAAAAGAGCCATCGGTAGCGCCATTGCCAACCACAAGAGACCCTGTCGAACCATCAGACAAGTCTATGCCAATACGAATTGATTCGTATGGTGAGGTGTTGTTAATCAAAGACACATGAGCATGTGTCAGGTCATCAGCCTTTAGGTAAACGCTAAAAGTATGTTTTTGCCCGGCCCCAATGCTTACATTTTGAATTGCGAAATGAGACGTAGAACTTGTGCTGTCTAAGTACAGCTTATCAGCAGTGAGCGTTCCAATCGGAGACGTTGTTGCGTCAGTTGTTACATTTGAGCGAGTAGGACTCCAAGTAGTGCTGAAATCCTCAGACTGCAAAAGTAAGTTATGCGGCGACTTCTTGACCAAGCCGTCGCTGTCCACGAACCACGCATTGTTGCCACGGCTAAAATCGATGCGACTGTCAGGCGCACCGTTCGAGCCAATCTGTGAGGCAGCAAAGTTCAGGTCGAGGACAGGTTGCTCGACGCTCTTGCGTAGTCCGACGTTTCTCAGCATTAGGCCATCTCGGTTACATACAGGGTTCCGTCTGCGTTGGCTCGGATAGCGGCAATCTTGTCGCCCTCGTCAGCCTTGAAATACTCCACCTGATTTGCCGGCAGGTAGGCTGTGCTGGTCGTCGCAGTCGGGCTGGTGCCAAAGATGATGTGGCAGTCAGTCGTGCTGACGACGCGCACTGTAGTCGTGCCATTGGCAAAGGCGGTGCTGTTCGCCGCGCTGCTGCTGGTGACGCTGATGGTCTGGGTGGATCCGAGCGGCAGTGCTTGGATCTGCTCAGACTTGTTAAAAGTTCTCGCTAGTTCGGTTGCCATTTTTGTTACTCCTCTATGTAAACCAACTTCTCGCCACTAATCTGTTCAAGAACACGCAGCGCCTTCAGCATGTCCACATTGATTGTCTTGCCGTCTCTTTGCGAATAGTAAGACCAAGCCAAATCTTCAGAAGCACCGGCTGGGATTAGATCAAAGTTGTGCGGGGAAAGTGTTGTTACGTTGCCAGCCTCATCCCTAACCTTCAGCTCAGAGCTACTGCTGACATCTTCAGCGAACAGCAAGACGCCACTTGTTAGTGACGCGCCCGGCGTCCCGCCATTAGTGATCCCCAGTGCGCCATTTGGCAACTGCAAAATGCCGCTACCATTCGGCTCAATCTTAATGTCGCCATTAATAGTGGTGCCAGAAATTACATTGTTGCTGATATTGATTGCATCAATCACAACCTCACCAGTCCCATTTGGCGACAAGTTAATGTTGCCATTAGTGTCGGTGCTGCTAATGGTGTTGCCATTGATGTTGATGTTGTCCACATCAAGATCAGTATTGATAATTACTGTGCCGGTGCCATTTGGCGATAAGTTGATATCGCCATTGCTGTTGCTGCTGCTGACTGTGTTAGCGGTCAAAGCAAGGTTTGTGCCTGTGAGCAGCTCAGTCCTCGCCGCCGCAAGGGTTGCGGAGCCTACGAATGTATCCATCGCCGCGTTGACTGGCGTGTCGGTAGTACCAGACGCCGCAATGGGGTTGCCGTCAGTGTTAAAGGAAAGATACTTGCCTGCGCGCGTTGCCTTGGCCGGCAGTGTCATGTCCAGTGTGCCGCCATCATCCACATGCGCCGGGTCGTACACCGGCGCTTGCAGACTGCGCTTCTGCTCCTCTGCCACCTGCTGGTCAAAGATTGTCAGCGCGTCGAGCTGCTCGTTGAGGCTGGACGCCAGCAAGTCGCCGGCAGTCACAAAGTCGGTGACGCGCTCAATGTCGCGCGCGCCGACGATGACGATCTGATCAGACGCGGTCGGCGTGGATGGCACCGACCCGCCAGTCACGATGGTGACCGACCCGGTGCCGTTGGCATTGATGGTGACGGTGTAGTCTGTGGTAATCGTCAGCAGCGTGGCATTGAAATATACCGCCACGTCGTCACTGTTCAGCACCTCGAAGGTGAAGGCATACGGCCCCAACCCGGCAGAACCGGTGAACACGACGCGGCGCGTCACTGCGTTGATATTGTAGTCAGCCATTGCCTGTCATCCTTTGCGTCGGATTATACACTATTCACTGCCTTTTTAGAACACGCTCCCGCAGCGATGGATATTCCATCAGCAATGCGTTGCGGCCTATTTCTTTGTAGCCATTTGCAACATTCCGCAACACAGTCAGCTTGTCCTCTTTCAATTCAAGACTGTTATATGCGTCCGAATAAATAGTCATCTCCATTGCCTCAAGAAACGACGGCTTGCCCGGCACCTTCTTATTCATCGCCTCAATCATGTAGTTGTATTGCTCTGCATTAAGCAAAACACCGCTGATCTTCTTGCTCGGCATTGCAATGCCGTCACCCAAAGACATCAGCTCTTTATCGACGCCAGCATACTTAGAATTGGTGATGCGGATCGGCGACCACATCTCGTAGTTTAGGCCATCACCCTGCGTGCGCTTCTCGCCCCACAAGTTGAGGGATGGCGGCACCTTGTCACTGAACAGCGGGTTACGCGCATACGCTTTTTGCAGGGCAGTGTAAAAACCCTGCATGAATGGCGGCAGCTCGGTGATGGGTACGCCGGCAAGGTCACCCGCTGGCAGCATCGTGTTGGATGCGTATGGATCCAGACGCCGCTCAATGGTTGCACCCATAGAGGACACAGTCGGCAGGGCAGACAACCCGGCAGTCGTGAGGCGCTCAGTCATGAACCGTTGAAGTTTTTCAAACTTCATCTCATTGTCGGTGCCGCTCAACAGCGCAGCCAGCTCAGACGCGCCTTGAAGGAACGGCATTTCCATCGCGTAATTGTAAAGGCCCAACCCACCAGCGGTGGCCACGCGCGTGATGCCATCCATATCTTCTTCATGCTGCGCGTAATATGCAAAGTCGGCAGACATTGCCAGCATGCCGGACAGCGGGTCTAGACGCGAATAGGTGACGCCTTTGTATTCACCATTATCCATTCGGATATTAATTGTGTACGGCTTGATGCCCAGACGGTCCATAGCCTGACGCGCCTGCGGGTCTGTCGGACCCGCGCCCATAATGATGACATCATTGCGCGGCCCAGATAGGCCGGCAGACATATAGGCAAAGCTGGCCATAATCCCACTGCCCAGCGTAAACTTGGCGAGTGCCATATCTGCCCGGCGGCCACCTGCTCTTACATCTGCGATAAATTTAGGGTGTGCCATAACTAAAGGCGATCTGGCTCCAACCTCTTTGACCACATTGGTCGGTGTCCTGAAGAACGGCACGCCAAAAATTTTGACCGCAGGGTGGCTCATTGCCCCCTGCGCGCTTCCCAGCCAGCCATCCAAATCACCTTGAAAAGTTAGCTCACGCGCCGCCTCTCCGGCTGTCTCCATCACTGTGTCTGGCGGGTCGTTCAGGATCCGCGCGTGTTCCGCTGCGGCTGCTGCGTTGGCTTCCTCTGCGGTCTTGCCGCCCAGCATCATCTCGTCATACAGCGCCAGCGAACGGGACAGCGCCTGCTTCTTCACCGACGCGCGGTAGGCGATGCCCTTGAAAAACTCATCCTCCGCCAACAGGAAGCGGCCAGACATGCGCACCGCAGTGCCGAGTGTGTTAACAGCTCCGGCGCTGTAATTGCCGTCCCGGAATTGTCTGAAGATCTCGGTCATGTCGCCAGTCGTGCCAATGGCGCGCCGGTTGCGGACATCGATCTTGGATGAAAACTTGGAGACAACGTCGCCCGGCTCTTCTGTTACAAAAGACTTGCCGGCCACGATCAGCGCGTCATTGAAGCTGGCCCTGATGCTGTCGAGCTGGATCAGCCCCTCGCGCACATAGACGCGCTCTGGGCCGCCAATGCCAAGCGATGTGCGTGCAGCGCCAATGCCACCAGCCAGCATTTCCTCGACGCCCTTATACATGCTGAACATGCCATTGCCGGCCACGTTCACCATATGCGTCGTGGGCGCAGACAGAATGGAATTGATGTAGATCTCGGTCAGGACATCGCCGCCCTTGCTAAACAGACCCTGCACCACCTGTGGGCGGGACGCCGCTGGGATGGCAAGGTACATCTCGCCGAGATGCTCAACATCGACGCCCTCTTGCTCCAAGATCTTCATCAGCTCATCGCCGCGCCGCACATCGACGCCGACCTTCTGTGCCTGCTGCATAGCGTAAAGCAAGCGCCCGGCCTCACTGGTTGAGCCTGACAGATTGGAGTATAGCGTGAACTCCATCGTCATATATTGCGCGGCATTGGCAAAGAGCTTGCGGCGCGTCTCAGGGTCACTAGCAGCTTGTGCATCCTCAAACGCCTTGGCTGTCTGCCGCGTCAGATCTCGCGCCAAGATGAGGCCAGCCAGCACATCCTCTGCCGTCTCGCCTTTGCCGGGTTCGCGTGTCAGCCACTTTTGCAGGACGCGGTCGGTGCCTTGCTGCTCGGCCAACTCAAGCAGGCTGTCATAGTTGAGTGTGCCGCGACGTGCGCTCTCGAACAGATCCTTGTTCAGGTTCTTGACCTGCTGCATGTAGCCGGCGAGATCAAAGTCGCCAGACGCAGTCATGATGGCCGGCAGGTTCAAGCCCTTGGTGTAGTCACTTTCGAGGATCTCATCCAGAGCCGCAATGTCTGCCGGATCTGCCTGACGCACCACAGTAGCGCCGCCGATGGTTTGCACTGGCTCTGCCGGCACACCCGGCGTCATGCGCTTCTCAGCCGCTTTGACACGCTCCTTGGCCTTGCCCATCAGCTTGCCGCCAAGCGCGAACACATCATCAAGACCCGCCACCTGCACAGGCTCTGCCTCTGTGGTGGCGATAGGCTCCGCGCCCTCAATAGACTCAATGGCTGGCGGCGTTTCTACTTGCGGCACATCACCGGGCGCAACCATAGACTGCTGCTCCAGCTCCGCAGCAACCTGCATCTCGTCCAGATCTTCAGTGATGCGCGCCATTACATTACCTCGCCTTCATCATCCATTGTTGCGCCGGCTTCCAACAACGTCAGTCCAGCGGCACCGCCGGGAATGGAAAGCAGGGGCATTTTCCCAGAGAAGAAATCAAGGAATACATTTTCCTTGCTCTTGCCGGTTGCCTGAGCTGTGACATCGACCCGCTCCTCAATTATGTCAACAATAGTCTTCGGATCGCTGACTAGGCCAGTCCTCTCGCCCTGAGTAAACCAGTGAAGCGCCTGCGCCTCTGCGGGTGTTATGCCCAGCTTTTCGGCAGTCATTTTATACAAATCAGAAATGATTGCATATTCTGTCTGCTTGTCCACTCCATCAATTTTTTGGCTGTCAAGCGAGGCAGGAAGTGTCTCCTTGACAGGCCTCAATCCTTCTGGGTTGGCCAAATATTCCTTATAAATTCTATTCTGGGAGGCTTTATCAGAGCCAAACCATTCCTTCGGTATGCTCCCCGGCTCGGACTTATTCAGAGCGTCAAGGACACCCCGAATTGCGTGCGTGTCGGCAGTGACACCTTGCAAATTGCCGGCGACGTTTTCTGCAAATGTGGCCGGCTTTGGATTAGTATTGTAATCAATCCCCTCGGCCCTGACGGCATCAATCAATTTTGCATGAATGCCGCCGGGGGCAACCATCATTGGATAGCCGCGCTCACTGACCCCGCCAGTGCCGGGTCCAATAATATCCCTATAATCAATTCCGCGAGTTTCCTTAGCCGAAACAATAGACGCCGCACGCAAGTTTTCTTCGGTCG